CCTGTTGCTAAAGATAAATATAAAGGGCTTCCGCCGGATCTGCTTATTCAATCGCTTAATTTGTGTGCGCGCTGGGTGGCTGTTCAGGAGTCGTCGGCCAGTAATGTAATCAAGGTGACGGGTTTATTTGAATGGCGGCGCGACATGGAGCGGTTTGCAGAAGCGCTAAAGTGTGAGCAGGTTGTAAAAATGATAGAGCGTGAGAGCTCGTCGAAATGCAAGCAGGCGATAGAATTGCTAACTAAGCGCGTGCAGTTAGAAAGAGACCTGTCGCTAACGCGTGAAGAGTATATGAGTCAAAACTTACAGCACCAAGTGCGCGAAATGGCGTGGGCAAAACATTGGGACCTTTTAAGGTAATAAAATTTTAATAGATAAAACCCGCTTATTAGCGGGTTTTTTTATGTCTGGGGTTTGGTATGACAAACGTTGCAGTGCTTGATATAGAGATGCGCGCAAAAACATCCACGTTTGATCGAAATGTGACGCAAGCTGGAAATAAGGTTCAGCAGTTTGGTAAACGTGCAAAGATGGCGCGGGCTGAGACAAGTAAGATGGAAGCGGGCTTTAGGCGTGCGAGCAATGCTGTTGCGATTCTTGACGGTCCCTTCGGTGGTGTTTCTAGTCGTTTGAGTGGGGTTGCAGCAGGATTTGCAACTGTAGGCGTAGCGGGTACTGCGGCGGGATTAGCGATTGCTGCGGCGGGAGCGGTTATAGGCAAAGGTGTTGGTGTTCTTGCTGAGACTGAGCGGCAGCTTTTGCGGACCGAAGCTTTGCTTAAGTCGACAGGTAATGCCAGTGGTCAGACGGTGCGGGTTTTAGATCAGCAGGCGCGGGCTGTTGCGTTGGCGACCTTGGCGAGCACGGAGGGTATTCGTGATGCTCAGGCGGTTTTGCTTACATTTAAGTCTGTGGGTGGTGAGACATTTAATCGGACTATTAGATTGGCGCAGGACATGGCGGCGGTGATTAATACGGATGCTAAGTCGGCGGTGATGCAATTGGGTAAGGCGCTAGAAGACCCGACTAAGGGGTTGACGGCGCTTACTAAGGCGGGTGTCTCTTTTACTGAAGCGGAAAAGAATAAGATTAAAGCATTGGCGGAAAGTGGTGGGCTGTTGAAGGCTCAAACCATACTGTTGGATAAGATAGCGGGTCAGTTTGGAGGTGCGGCGCAAAAGGAGGCCGAAGGGTATGCGGGGGCAGTAGATACGTTAGGGCATCGGTTTTCTGATTTGGCTGAGAGTTTGGCAAGGGTTACAGGGGCTAGTAGTTTTACGCAGCGCGCAATGAATGGTTGGAGTGAGATATTTAAAAGGCTTAATGAAGCGACAATGCCTGATAAGGTTGAGGATTTGTTTGGGCGCCGTATTGAGTTGCTGGGAGAGCTTGGTAAGGCGCAAGACCATTTAGGTGAGTTTGGTGATTTTAAATCGCTTCCCGATTTGCCTATACCTGGTGTTTTGGATAAAGGTGATTGGCGTGATGCGCAATATGAGGTTACTCGGTTAAATAAAGAAATTGCTAAGATTGATAAGCTTATGCAAGGGCAAATTGGTGCTAATGATAAGATTATAAGCCAAGAAAAAGAGGCTTATGACAAAATGATTAAGCATCGTGAAGAGATGGAACGCCAAGCGAAGGAAGCCAAAAAACTTGCAGAGCTAGAAGAGCGGCGCTTAAAAGCCCAAAAAGAATCGTTGCAGTTGGCTAAGTCCCGTGGAGCGAAAGGTACAAGTTTATACAGCAAGCTTTTTGCAGAAGATGAGAAAGAGCCTAAAAACTATACCCGTAACTTTAATTTTGAGTCTGAAGCCAAGTCTGCAAAGAAATTTATAGATAGCGGATCGACCTTGGCGGCTGAGCAGTTTATTGATCGTGCGCAAGCGTCTTATGTTGCATCTAAAAACTATGGCTGGGCATCTAATTATGACTTGCAGGGTATGAAAGATGTTGTCTTGTTGCTGCGCGAACAAGCAGGGCTTGATTACAAAGATCCTGATAAGGACTCGCGCACAAGTGGCCCGGCTGATAGCAAAGAGGGGGGTAAGTCTCTGCTAGAAGTTACTCGCGAAAACGGCGATAAACTAACGCTAGTATCTGAAAGCTCCGCAGAGATGACCAAAAAAGTTGAAGAGTATTTAGAAGTTCAACGGCAGGCTATCCAAGGGGCATCAAAACAAAGCGGCCCAACTAAAAAGTTTGTGTTGGAGCTGGCGGTGCCAGGTAAAAACAAAAACCTATCAATTACGGCAGAAACTAAAGATGAGTTTGAGAGCAGTATCGCCAATCTGTTAGAGGGGGCGGCTTCTGGGCTTTAGCTCGTGGGTTTAGGTTGTTGCGTTAAACAAGCTCCTTTTTGGGGCTTTTTTTATGTCTTTTTGTTAAACGGAATCTATTAAATGTTAAAACTCTATACCGATGCAGCATGCACCAATGCAGTAGGGGCGAGTGTGCCTGTTGCGGCATTTACTGATCACAGTGAAGGTGCGCAAGATCTTTTATTCTATCTGGCGGATGTCGAGGCAGATGCAGGCGACACCGGTGATTATGAGGTAGTTGCTGATCCAAATCCGGGCGTTGATAACATTGTGCTAACGCCTGCGGATGGTGATCCGGTGGGTGGTCAAAGTGTAAGCGAAATTAAATTATCAACTACGTTGCTAGGTCTGGATTCTGCAACGGCGGGTGATCCGTTGTCGCTGGGTACTACAATCACGGCCGGCGAGAGCGGTGCGGTTGAGTTGCATGTGCGGTTTGAAAATACGCGCTCGGTGGTCGGTATAGCGTCCGATTTAACAATTGATGTTTCAGCAGTACAAGTGCGAGTTAAACCCTAATGACAGTATTAACCTCTTTTAACGTAAACGTGCAGCCAAAGCAGCCTGCGGTTAGGTTGTTGGGGTTTAATGCCAATGTGCAGGCCAAGCAAGCGGCGGCTGAGCTGTTAGCGTTTGATGTTGATGTGCAGTATAAAGCGGCTTACTCCGCGCAAACGTTGCTTGGTTTTGATGTAGATGTGAGTGCGCGATATCCGGCGCGGTCGTTGTTGACGCTAGATGTGCATGTTGCCAAAAAAAGCAGGCGCTGGGAGGCGGTTGTTTTGGTTGATGGTGTTGACGTTACGCCGCGCGTTACAGGCACGGTTATAGTTACAGGGCAGGAAGGGCAAAATAAAACCGCAAGTTTTGTGCTTAAAAATCCGGCGGGTGTTGTTGATCCGCTGGCGGTTATTAATAAAAAAGTGACGATTGATTATATTCAGCCAGATGGATCTGCAGATAGAGTGTTTACTGGGTGGGTAGAGACGCCAACTTATTCTGTTGAAACGGGCCGTACCCAAATTGCAGCGAGTACATTGCTAAGTAAGCAGCTGGATAAAATGAGCCGTGATGAGATTGATACGCTCATTGGTGGCGAGTGGTCCGAATATCTGTTTGATGAAGAGGCTGAAGGCGAGGATTACGCCAACGATCTACTGCGCACTCGAATGGCAAGCCTACAAGTTGATGCGTACGGGGTTATACGCCTAGTACCGTGGGCGGTAGGCGCTGTTGATAAAGTGCTTACAGGCAACGACTTATCAGAAGATATGCTAAGCGTTACCCTGCAAGACTCCAAAAGCCTAGTTAATAAAATCAGTGTTGATGTTGAATACCGATATACCCGTTTGCGTCATCGTGAGCGGGAATATTATTGGGAAGCGCCGGGGGTTGATTACTGGGGTGATTACATGGTTAAGCCCTACCCTCTAGTGCCAAAAACCCTAATACGGTCCGCCATTGAATCAACCGGTTGGGAGCTTAAAGGCGCGGTTAGCTATCAGGATATTCCTGCTACTGGGGCGTATACGGTGAATGGCCTAAGCCAAGGTTGGGTTAACCCATCGCCAGAGCTCTATGCTGTTTCTGCAAGCTGGTCGCTAGCTAATCGTTTTACTCAAACCATTACCGAAAAATACAGCCTAACATTCACAGCATCAGAAAGTATTGAGGTGTGGGGCGAGGTCCCATCGTCGGATCGTTCGCACGGGGTAACCGCTGATTATGCAGATGATGAATGGGATGATGCAGAAGTTTACTCTGATCCGCCAGACGGGGCAGTACAGTCACCCAACGGCGATTGGATCATCGATGCAACAAGTACCGATTACGGTAGCCGTAGTGCGTTTGATGACGTGCTCTCTATTGTATTAACAATGTACAAGCGCGAGCTACTGCAAGCGCATCGTAAAAACTATGTCGATTTTAAACTGCCGAAACAGGTTTTTTCCGACATTGATACGCATCATACCCTGCAACTCGCCGATGGGCGGGTTGATTGTGTTGGCCGCGTGTATAGCATCACCCATGAGTTTAATCGCGCCACGGGCGTGCGACAAACCAAAGGGCGGCTTGTATTAAGCAGGGCGCCTGCAACGGGCAGCTATACAGAAACGGCGCTTGTTAATCCTGCTAAGCCAAACGTGGCGGATCAGGCAGTAACAAACAGCACAATCCGGTTGGGCGTGCATTTGGGTAATGCCTACGGTGCTGGGCAGCTAGATGAGAGCTGGACCGGCTACATCAGCAACTACAAATATTACGATCAGGTGTCTACGCTACAGCAGTATCCAACCGCATTTATAGTTGATACCCCCGCGATAGATGATATTGATCGTGATGAGCGCGAGGCGGAAAGAGTGGCGGCATACGATATAAGCATTCCAAACGATCCGTTGTTAATCACACATGTGTAAAGGTTATCTATGACAAAAAAAAGCGTAGAAGCTAATAACCAACGCATCGTGCAAGCGGTGCGGCGTATAGCAAAAACCGCTATCGAAGAGGATGGGCGCCTAAGTCCTGCAAATAAAAAAGCGGCGATCGGTAAAACGCGTGGCGTTGCCTTTTATAACTCAAACGGCGATATCGAATCCAATAGCGGCGAACTGCCGGATGAAGCCTCTACGGAAACGCCGGACGATAGCGGCTCGCAAACAAAAGAACGCAACTACAAAACAATCACTGACGATTTAGAGGAAGGTGATAAAGCGGATGAGTTTGAAGGCTACGATTGCGCAACCGGCGACAAAATACAGCTAGACCTTGCGCCCATGCCAGGGCAAGAATATCAAGCGCCTACAGGGTGGGATGATGCGAATACGCCGCCGGTAGATTCTACATACCAGCCAGGGTATTACTGGGGAAATGGGGCGTATTATGCCAACCCGGTATATCCAACGGAAGGTGGGGCTCATGCCGCTGGTAGGTCGCAGGTTGTAATTGATGGTTTTCATTGGTCGGGGGATTGGTATCTTAGAGGTAGCGGCGGGCCTGGGGGGATTGCTAATAATCGGTCGTGGGTGAGTGTTGATTACTATGATAGAAAAATGGTAAATCCGGCATACCCTGATTCTTATTCAATTCGATCTTATAATGTCTTTAAGTTTGAGTGTGGAGGCTCTGGCGCGGACTACTGCAACCCATCCCCTGAAGATCTTCTTTTAGAAACCGAATGGCCATCAGACGATATAACCTCCCTCGCCGTGATTAATGGTAAATTCCAAGCAAGTGAGTACGATCCTGATGCGGCTGACGGCTACAAATACAACCCGCCGTCACGGATAGAGATGTGCGATGGCTTGGGTAATAGATATGAGCTAAATGCACTAGAAAACGGCAATACAATGATTACAAAACTGCAGGCCGATGGTAGTGTTGATGTGCTTGGACAGAGCGTTATTGTTAACACAAGCGGCGTAGTAAAAGAGAAGGTCAGCAACTATACCCGCGATGGTTTGTTGTGATTTAAAATAGACAAAACACAAAATATAAACCGGCAGCGTTAACGCGTTGCCGGTTTTTTTATGGAGTAAAAAACATGTCAGAAACAACAATGCTAACTGTTTTAGCAAGCGATTGGACGCAGGCAGCGACGGCAGAGCAAGATTTCTCGATGCAGAATCCAGTATCTAACAACATGTTATACGTTGTTAATGCTGCAACAAAACCAGAAATAGACCCAGCTGAGGAGGGTTATGTTTCCGGTAAGCGCGTCCCTCCTTACGGATTTTACGGTCGAATGGATACAGCAAATCAAGCGTTGCTGCAAGGTGTTGTCTGGGTGCGCGCGGATGAAGATATTCTTATCCCGATTGATAAATAAGGGGCGGCTATGAAATTTATTAATCAACCGATTAATAGCTCAATTGAAAATGCGTTTATCAATGCTGTGGCTGGGTCTACAGCTAAAGCTATTAAGAGATACTTCACGACAATAGGCGCTACCCTGAGTCAGTATTATTCTATTCCGTCTGTAACTGTTGATCGTATAGTCATGGATGTTTATTCGCCAACAGGTGTTACTACTGGACTGCCTACCGGCGCACCTTCGCCAACTGCTAACAAATATGAGACGTTAGATTTTGTATATAGCGGAACGATTGACGAGATAGGACAAAACGGTGCAACGCCTGTTCCAGACGGGACGGTCATTGCGAATGTTAATCTGTATTTTGGCGGAACATTAATTCATAGCTATTCAATAGATGAGGATTTATCAACGACTACAGCTATAGCTGACTCAGCCGGTAGTAATGACGGTACAGCTGTTAATGTATCTGAATCCACTTTATTTAATATAACACCAGACATATATGTGATGAGCTATATCCCTGAGTGTGATTATGTGCCTTTCCCCGGCATAACTATAGGATGTTAAAATGAAAAAATTACAATGCGGCGTTAGCACCATAGGAAACGCATTTTCTACCATTAATGGATCATTATACCCAGAAGATATACCGTCAGGATTCAACTGGCCTTCTGAGTTGACATTACCAACAATTACAAGGCAGGGCGGTAGATACGATATAGATATTAGGCCACAAGACCTAATTGATTTCAGTCAGTTTACTAATATTGTATATGTTGATAGTACTCGCCCTAACGATCTAGGAAGCGGTGCGTCATGGGGCGCGGCGAAACAAAGCATTAAAGCTGCACTAACAGTGGCCGCAGGTAACACCGGCGGGACACGTATATTTATTAGATCCGGCGTTTATGATAGCAGTCTATCAATTAGTGCGGGAGATATTTCTTCAGTACTGTCAAATAAGTCAGTAACTCTGGAGGCTGTCTATGGTCGCGTTGTTACAGGCGCGTTTGATTCACTAACGTGGTCACTATCTGCTAGTAAGACGTACACATATGAAGCTACTGTTACTGATGCTATAACAGCGTATAACCCTCTAATAAAAGATAGCTATGGTGATTATCGTAGATATGATCCTGTTGCATCTATTGCAGATGTAGAGAGTACTGAGGGCTCATTCTATGTAGACGGAACTACTGCATACATTCACCCGCACGGCGGAAATGTAGCTAGCAATGACAATGTGCGAATATACAGAAATATACGTGGCGGCGTTATGATTAACACTGGTGATGTCTATATGAATGGTATAGATTTTGAGGGTGGCAAAACAGGGGCTGTATATGCTTTTGCTCAGTTAGATGATAAATATTTAGTAGACGAAAACTGCACGTACAAATACGTAGTTGCGGGATCTTTTGACGATGTTGAGAAATATTCATCTGTAATATATAGACGTTTCCTATTACGCTATTCTATTGATACGCAGGCGAGCAGTAACAGCGGCGATGCATACGGGGTTTCAACAGAAGACTCTACGACACCATCTTTGTTATGCCTTCGATGCACGGGCGTTAATAACGGATATGTGACGGATACAGCTAGATCAGTTAATGGATTTACATCTCACCAGGAACTAAAGGGTATAGACGTTGGTGGATACTATGATGGAAACCTTGGGCCACACGTTGTCGGTGTAGATGATGATACTCAAATACTGTGTGTTGGAACATACGTCGGCGCGTCTGCGGGAGATGTTTTGTTTGGCGGATCATTCGGATATGGTGGGTTCTTGATGGCAGGCGGTACTAATAATATGTATTTGATTGAATGTAAAGACCGCGCTAATGATGTAGCTATTAGGGCAAACCTACCGTCCTCTATTGATGTGTACGACCATGACGGCACCGGCGCTATAGAGGGTGATGGTGTAACTTTGTATTAAACACACTAACTAACATATTTGAGGAAGAATAAGATGGCAACCGGATTAGCAAGTAAAGACTTAACAGCTACAGGCGAAACAGACTGGCTTCAGGTGAGCGGCGATTTTAATATTTCAGTAGATATGACGACAGGATCTGGTGTGGGCACTGTAGTTCTGCAGCGCAGCTTTGACGGCGTCAATGCAAAGCCTGCCGCTGTTGATACATACACAGAAGATACCGAAGAGGTTGGTAATAACCCAGAGCGCATATGGGTACGATTGAAAGTTACCGACTACACCTCTGGCACTATCTCGTTACGTCTAAGTTACTAGGTGACAACATGACAGCTAAGAATAGAACAGACATACAATCAGAGATAGACTCTCTACTAGCGGATAACACAACTGCGGATATATCAGCTGAGGATTTGAGGACTACTCTTGAGACAGCAAAGGACTCTAGTTTAAATTTATTAGAGACTAGCAATCAAACAGTGGCAGGCAAGATAAACGGCGCTACTATTTCGGCTGAAACTGTTCGCATGGGCGTTATCGATTATAACGACCTAGCAACAGCAACAACGCCAATTTCAGTCACAGGCGGTGCAGGGTTTGTTGATCTAACTAACGACGGGCTAGGCTCATCTACTAACAAGACATATAAAGTTGCAGGTGTAAGTGAGTTATGGGATACAGGCACTGATTTGTTTGACTGGTCAGATCTATCGTTGGGTGACCAGGTAAACGTTAGAGTAGATCTAAATATTACTACAACTGCAGCTAATCAGGTTGTGACTGTTCAATTGCTGCTAGGTGTTGGCGGTTCTAGTTACGCCCTAGTATTTGGAGAAGAGCAATACAAGACGGCTGGCGAACATCCATTCCTTCGATTCTCTAGTGTTTACATGGGTAATACAAACACACTAAACAACGGCGCTAAGTTTCAAGTGTCGTCACCAGATAATTGCGACATTGAAGTAGTCGGCTGGTCATTACAGCATTTCTTAAGGGGGTAAAGCTATGGCTGAAGGGAGCCGCAATAAAGGCGGTCGGCCAAAGGAAGGGTTAGACACTCTTCCTAAAGGTTGGCAGCTTAAAATACTGGATATGTATGAGAATGGGGCGTCCGATGTAGAGGTGCGGGCGTGGATATGGAAGCAGAGAGGATCATTTTCAACTGACCTTTTTGACCGGTGGATAAAAGAAGAGCCTGCGTTTTCAGAAACCATAAAAACAGGCAGGGCATTATCTCACGCTTGGTGGGAGAATATGGGCCGAACTCAATTGATGGTTGATAACGATGGGCCTAAGCTAAATGCCACTCTTTGGTATATGAATATGAAGAATCGGTTCGGCTGGGCTGATAAGCAAGAAACACAAGTATCTGGATCTAATGGTGGGCCAATAGAGACTAAGTGGACTGTGGAATTTGTTAATGCCGACACTGAAAGTAAATAAGAAGCTTGAGCGCTTTCTGACGACAAGTAAGCAGATTAAAGTAGCTATCGGTGGTCGCTCTTCTGGTAAGTCCATCGGCTTTGGTGACATGCTCACATTTAAGATGGAAACGGAAGGTGCTGACATTTACTGTTTGCGTGAGTTCCAGGATTCAATAGCAGACTCAGTACACAGGGTGTTTATTGGCTCTATCGAAGACAGGCTTAAACTCAAAGGCTGGGCTATTACTAATGACCGTGTACAGGCTCCTAACGGTGCTGTGACAAAATACAAAGGTGCAGCAAGAAACCCAGACTCTATACAGTCGGCGCAGGGTTATAAATACTCATGGTTTGAAGAAGCGCACACGATGAGTCAGGCTTCTATTGATAAACTTCTCCCAACAATTCTTCGTAACCCAGGCGCAGAATGCTGGTTTGGTGCTAACCCTCAATCCTCAGCTGATCCATTCTCGCAGAGATTTATTGTTCCATATCAGAAATATTTAGATCGTGACGGATTCTACGAAGATGATTTGCATTTAATCGTTGTGATCAACTGGCGTGACAACCCGTGGCATAGTCCAGAAAGTGAAAAGCTCAGATTGTGGGATAAAGAGAACCTGCCTCGCGCTAAGTATGATTGGATCTGGGAGGGTAAATATAACGATGAAGTAGAGAATGCAATAATCAAGGCTGAGTGGTTTGATGCTGCAATAGATGCACATAAAGATCCACGGTTTAAGCACTTATTCAAACCTCGTGGTGCTGTCGTTGCTGCTCATGATCCCTCTGATACCGGTAGTGACTCTGCGGGGTTTGCTGTACGTCATGGCTCTATTATCGAATGCGTAAAAGAAAAGCAATCAGGTGAGATAGACGAGAAATGCGACTGGGCTACTGATTTGTCGCTAGAGCAGAGAGTTGACTGGTTCCTCTGGGATGGTGACGGAATGGGTACCGGGCTTAAAAGGCAGATTGCGGATGCGTTCGAAGGAACTCGTGTTAAGTGGCATATGTTCAAGGGCTCGTTATCTGGCAGTGGGCAGGATAACGCAGATGATATCTATCTGAACGACTCTAAAGCACCGGGTGAGCCACAATTCACTTACGCTGATACATTTAAAAACAACCGCTCAAGATACTACACTGACATAGCAGATAGGTTTTATAATACGTATAAGCTGGTTACGTTGGGTGTATTTAGTGATGTGGATGACATGATAAGCCTAAGCTCTGAAGGAATAGATAATATTGCTGCGCTTAGGTCGGAGCTTTGCCGTATTCCGTCTAAACAAAACCCTGGCGGTCTAGTTCAGATAATGAGTAAACAGGATATGGCTAAACTCGGGATTTCATCTCCAAATATGGGGGACACAGTTATGATGACTATGTGGAAGCCTAAGGTTAGGTCTAAAACTAGATCAAACACTTTCATAAAACACGCTGAGTCAATGGCGACTGATTACGATCCGTTCGGGTGATGCGATGATAAGAGAGATGACAGAGCAGGACATTCCTAGAATGATTGAGCTGGGCGCAAGAATGCATCTTGAGTCTGAATACAAGGATTTCAAGCACAATACACAGAAGACATATAAGCTAGGTCACACAATTATAGATTCAAATGATATGTGCGGCTTTGTTAGCGAGGTGGATGGTGAAATTAAAGGTATGTTTATTGGAGCCAAATGGGAACACTATTTTTCTGATGCAACTATATCCGGCGATTTGTTGCTTTATGTAGACCCTGATCATAGGGGTGGAATGACTGGCATTAGGCTAATAAAAGCATATCTATCATGGGCTAAAGATTTAGGCGTTGACGACATTAGACTAGGTGAAACGGCCGGTATCGACAGAGAAGCTATAGCAAAGCTTTATGCTAAACTAGGCTTTATAAACTATGGTACAATTTACAAACTAAATAGATAGGAGTTGTCACGATGTGCGGATTTCTAAAACCAAGCACGCCCAGCGTTCCAGCTGCACCAACGGCTGACCAAGCTGCTGATACTGCTAGAACTGATACATTAGAGAAGCGGAGAGCGGCGGCTGCTGCTGGAAAGAAGTCAACTATACTTGCTGGCGGCACTGCCGCTGAAGAAAAGCTTAAAACCGTTTTAGGTTCTTAATATGGCTATTGATGCTGAGAAGATAATCAAGCGATATAAAACGCTTAAGGCAGAAAGAGGGGTATGGGATAGTCATTGGCGAGAGATTGCTGATTTAGTCTACCCAAGGCGTAGTGATTTTGATACTAAGCGTTCCGCTGGTGAAAAGCGTATGACTAAGGTGTTCGACTCTACGGCTATACACTCTAATGAATTATTAGCTTCAGGCATGGTTGGCTTGAATATAAGCCCTGCTAGCAAGTGGTTTGTTGCTGATACTGAGAACATGGACGATGCATCTAAGAGATGGTTGTCTAATGCCTCTGATGTGATGCTTGAGGAGATCAATAAAGCATCAGCTGGTTTCTATACGTCCGCTTATGAGTACTTCTTGGAGTTTGGCGCGTTTGGTACGGCGGCTATTGCTATAATGGAATCGCAAAGTGGTGACGGCATATATTGTCAGTCTCGCGCTTTGTCTGAGATAGTTATCTCTGAAGGCTCTAATGGGTTAATAGATACTGTATACCGCCGTTTTGAGTGGCCAGCCCATAGGATTTTTGATAAATGGGGAGATCAATCTGGCGAGCAAGTATTAAAAGCGATCAAAGAAGATAAGCTCGATTGCAAATTCCATATCATTCATTGCATTCAGCCTAGAAAGGATAGAGATAAAGAAAAGAAAACAAAGGTTAATCTCCCGTTTGAAGAGTCCTATGTTATCGAGAAAGACAAAACTGTCTTAGAAGAGGGCGGCTATCACGAGTTCCCTATCCCTACGGGTAGATTTTACAAGAGCCCAATGGAAACATACGGTCGATCTCCTGCAATGACTGCCTTGCCTGATGTCAAAATGATTAACGAGATCATGAAGACAACTATTAAGGCTGCTCAGAAATCAGTAGATCCACCATTGATTGTTCCTAATGACGGCTTTCTTAATCCGCTTAGGACTGTTCCTGGTGGTATCAATGTTTTTGATGGCTCAGCTGATGGGGCTATAGGTCAATTACCTAGCGCTCACCCTGAGATCGGCATAGACATGATTGAGATGCTGAAGGAAACTATCCGATCTACGTTTTTTGTTGACCAGCTGCAATTTGCTGGTGATGCTAGAATGACAGCTACAGAGGTTCTACAGCGAACAGAAGAGAAGCTACGACTTATGGGGCCAATACTGGGTCGTGTGCAGTCTGAATTCTTGGGGCCGGTGCTAGATAGAATATTCGGCATACTGTTTAGACAGGGCAAGTTTGGAGAGCCACCAGAAAGCCTGCCTGCTAGCTTTGAATTCAAATACACCTCACAAGTAACACAGTCACAGCGACAGACAGAGGCTAATGGATTCTTAAGGGCTGTTGAGGTTATGGCTCCTCTTTTGAATATCAATCCTCAGTTGCTAACTGATAACATAGACGCTAATAAGACGCTTCGTGATACTCTAGAAATGTTCGGCGTTTCTGCTGATAAGTTTAATCCTGAAAAAGAGGTCGATGTAGTACAGCAACAAAGACAGCAAATACAGCAATTAACTCAAATGCTTGCACTTGCTCAGCAAGGTGGTGAGGCAGGGCAGGCATTAAACCAAGCAACTGCGCAGGAGGGTGCACAGTGAAATCAACAATACATGCAGAATACAAATGTGGTGAATGCGGCGGCATGATGCAGTACCACGAAAACAGCACTAAGCTACGCTGCACAAAACTAAAGTGCTCACAACGTAACATTGAATATTTAGTGCCAACCATTGAACTAGAGCCAGTAAATAAGCCGGTGAAGAAGAATGTCAAGCAAGCAGCTAAAAACTGATTATCAGCAAGCCTTTGATACCGCAGGTGGTAAGCGAGTGCTTGAGGATATTTTAGCCTATTGTCATGTTCTCGAACCTTTAAACGGGTCTATTGATACAAACTCAATTATAATAAGGGAAGCTAGGCGTGATGTTGCGCTTACTATTCTTCAAAAACTTAATTGGGATGAACGGAAATTCATTGATAACGCCGAAGGGGGCAAAAAATGAAGATGAATAATTATGTACTAATGAACGAAGAACCTGCCGATACTGGCGGTGGTGAACCAGCTAATATTGGACAGTCTAGTGATGGTAATTGGTATGATTCTCTTCCCGAAGATATGCGAGAAGACCAGAACATTACTAAGTTTGATTCTGTTGAATCGCTTGGTAAGTCGTGGTTAAACGCTCAGCGCCTAATCGGTGCTGACAAAATACCAATGCCTCAGACAGATGATGACTGGGAAAACACATACAACCGTTTAGGTCGTCCAGAAGATGTCGCAGGTTATGAAGTTAAAGCGCCTGAAGGAGTGGAGATTGATAGCGAGCTCCAAGGCTCATTCCTTCAGACAGCCCATAGCCTTGGTTTAAACCAGAAGCAGGTTGAAGGTTTGGCAAACTGGCAATTTGAGCAAGGCGCAAATACACAACAGGCTTCACAGCAACAATCAGAGCAGGCCTTTAATGAAGCTATGAACGGTCTTAAGTCTGAATGGGGTAATGCCTTTGAGCAGAACGCAAATGTAGCTGTACGGGCTGCTAGCGAGTTCCTAAGCGATGATGACAAGGCTTTCATTGAGAATGCGAAGATTGATGGGATAGAAGTTGGCAACCATCCAATGTTCCTTAAGCTGTTCCACAATGTTGGTAAGCAAATGATGGAAGGAAGTAAGCTTGAAGGGCTTGGGTCTGAGGCAATTAAGACTCCTGACGAAATGGAGGACGAACGTAATTCTCTTATGGCTAACCCTGCATATATGGATAGCCGCCATCCTGAGCACAAGCAGATTGTTAAGAAGGTGCAAAACCTGTTCCAGCAACAGTTCGGCAGTTGATTTTATAAAAGTCAAGCGCTAAACTGTATAGAAATAGGGCGGGGAAACTCGCCCAACCCCCGACAACCCTTCCAAAGGGCCGGAACCGTGTAAATATTCTAGTTACGGGACCGGCAACGACAACCCCAAAGCTAGGCAGAAACTTAAAACTTTTGTTTATCTGAGGGACATATCATGTCTTTACAAATTACCACAGCGTTTGTTAACCAGTTTGGTGCAAACATTGATTTGCTATCACAGCAAAAAGAATCCCGTTTCATGGGCAAAGTCCGGATGGAATCCCAGAACGGTGAAATCGCATTTTATGAACAGATTGGTGCTACTGCGGCAATCGAACGTACTTCTCGCCACTCTGACACGCCTCGTGTTGATACTCCTCATTCATGCCGTGCAGTGACATTGTCCGATTTTGAGTGGGCTGACCTTATCGACCAAGCCGACAAAGTGCGTATGTTGATTGACCCAACGTCTTCTTATGCTAAATCTGCAATGATGGCAATGAACCGTAGCCGTGATGATGTGATGATTGCTGCTGCATTAGGGACAGCTAAGACAGGTAAGAACGGAACAACTGATATTGTTCTACCTTCTGACCAGAAGATTGTTCACAACTCAACTGGTTTGACGCTTGCTAAGCTTCGTAAAGCAGCGGAAATCCTAAACAGTAACGATGTTGATCCGGACATTAATCGTTACATGGCTATTACGTCTAAACAGCTTACAAACCTATTAGGCACTACTGAAATCACTAGCTCAGACTACGCGGCTGTTAAAGCGTTAGTTGAGGGTAAAGTAGATACTTTCATGGGCTTCAAGTTTGTACGCACTGAGCGCCTAACAACTGATGGTGATGGCAACCGCCAGATTATCGCATGGGCGGAAGACGGTCTATTGTTGGCTCAGGGTAGCAACAACATGACTCGCGTTAGTGAGCGTGACGACAAGTCTTATTCTGTACAGGTTTTCCGTAGCGAATGCTTCGGTGCAACACGTATGGAAGAAGAGAAAGTTGTTGAAATTGCTTGTACTGAATCGTAAGGGGAAATTGAAATGGCTATTGTAGAATTAAACGGCTCAAAGATTATGACAGGCTTAGAGTCTGTTCCTTCTGAGTTCGGCGATCCAGGCATTGGTAATGGTGCTGTGCGGTCATGGGTTGAGACTGTTGAAGTTGGCGCTGCTGACTCTGCCACCTCAACTTACTTAATGGCTCGACTACCGTCTAATGCTCGAATCCTAGGTGCATCTAAGTTTTATTCCGATGATTTAGCATCATCTGGCGCGCCAACTATGGATATTGGTGTATTTAATCCAACCGGCAAAACAACTATCACTAACGATCCTGATGCTATTAACGATGGTATCGATGTTGCTACGGTAACTGATGCAGCGCTAATCAAGGATATTGCCAATTACGGCAATCGTTTGTGGGAGTTTGTAAGCGGTCAGACAGTTGATCCTAAAGGTGACTTAGATATTAAGCTATCCTTAGTTGATGCTGATGTGAACGTGGGCGGTACGGTAACAGTTGAGCTTTTCTATACGCTTGACTAGATGTTTCGGCTGCCCTTCCAGTCGGAAAAGCGGTAACGCGGAGGGGCTTCGGCCCCTTTTTTATAGGTGATATATGGCATCTGAAACAGATATTTGTAACATAGCACTAATTGAGCTTGGCGAAGAGCAGATAATGTCTCTTACTGAGGGATCAAAAGCGGCTAGGTTATGCAACCTTGTATATGATGACACTCGCGATGCTGTACTTAGGGAGCATCCGTGGAACTTTTCGATTAAGCGTGTCGAGCTGGCAAAGCTTACAACCAATCCAGCCTTTGAGTACGACTCACAATTTCAGCTACCTTCAGACTGTTTGCGTGTTGTAAGAACGGATGACAGCCTAGATCCTTATCGTGTTGAAGGTAATAAGCTTCTTTCATATAACGACTCTGTGAAAATAGAGTACATAAGCCGAATTGAAGATACCTCACGGTTTGATTCTCTTTTTGTTGAAGTTCTAGCGGTTAGAATTGCTGCTAAGCTGTCTTATAACCTGTCAGATAATAACAATCTTACTCAGTTCCTAGAGCAGAAATACAGAGACAGACTTAAACAGGCCAAGTCTATGGACGGGCAAGAAGGTATACCTTATTCAACTGATGCCGACATGTGGCTTAATTCAAGAGTGTAAGCAATGCCAAAAGCTTCAGCGATACAGACAAACTTTACAGCGGGTGAATTATCGCCTCGCCTTGAGGGGCGCGTAGACATATCTAAATACTTTAATGGGGTAAAGACATTAAAAAACATGATAATCCACCCACACGGCGGCACAACGCGCAGAGGTGGCACTAAGTTTAGGTCTACTGCAAAATACGGCAATAAAAAGATTCGATTAATACCATTCCAGTTTTCTGTTGAGCAGGCGTATATTTTAGAGTTTGGCGAAGGATACATTCACTTTTACAAAGATGGCGAAAAAATAGGTAGCGGTTCGTTTTCTAGTGCATTTTCTAGCGCGTTTACCGGTGCTGCCTCTATTGTTGAAGTTGAGACTGATTATTTAGAGTCAGAACTGTTTGAAATACAGTTTGTCCAGTCTGCTGACGTTCTTTATTTAGTGCATCCAGCTCATAAGCCTGCAAAGTTATCGAGAACCGGCGTTGATATGTTCTCTATTGAGGATGAGACATTCTCTAATGGCCCGTATCAAGACGAGAACACAAGCACTACAACAATAACACCTAGCGCTACATCTGGGACTGTTACTCTTACTGCATCGGATGACACGTTTGTTTCAACTGATGTGGGTAGATTTGTTAGGATAGATCAAGGTACAGATTATGGCTATGCAACCATTACGGCTTATACATCAGCAACAGAAGTTACAGCAACAGTAAATGACGAATTTGTCTCAATTGATGCGAGAATAAGCTGGCGGCTTGGGGCATTTAGTGACACCACTGGGTATCCTTCATCTATAGCGTTCTATGAAGACCGTTTGATGTATGCTGGGACAATTATCAACCCTCAAACTATATGGGGGTCACAATCAGGGATATATAATGATTTTGGCCCAGGTGATATTGATTCTGACGGCCTTAATTACACGATAAACTCTGACCAAGTAAATGCTATTCAGTGGCTATCGTCCGGTAAGTCTCTAGTTATTGGTACTGTTGGCGGTGAGTTCTTAATGAGCGCGTCAAGCTCTGATGAGGCCATCACCCCATCCAATGTTAAGATCGTTAGACAGACAGAGTACGGAGGCGCTTATGTAATGCCTATTCGATCAAGTGGTGTTGTTTTATTTCTTCAGAGATCGTCAAGAAAGCTGCGTCAATTTATCTATGAGTTTGAATCAGATTCTTATGTATCCCCTGATTTAACCTTATTGTCCGAACACATTACGGGCAATGGCATTACTGAAATGGCTTTCCAGAAAGAGCCTGACTCTATTGTTTGGATGGTTAGAGAAGATGGAACCTTGATTGGCATGACATACGAGCGTGACCAAGAGGTTGTAGGTTGGCATAGGCATATTGTAGGCGGTGTTTCTGATAGTGATGGCACTCAAGCGCAGGTAGAGAGTGTTGCGGTTATTCCTTCAGGTTCGTACGATCAATTATGGATATCTGTTAAACGATATGTTAATGGCGAAACAGTAAGGCATATAGAGACTTTAGAAATAGGCCGATCAACTATAAACCCTATTGATGGAGAAGATTTCTTTGTTGACGCGGGCGTTCAATATAATGGTGAAGAAACAACGTCCATCTCTGGTCTTTCGCACTTGGAAGGCGAGACGGTACAAATACTTGCTGACGGTGCTGTTCATCCAGAACAAAAGGTAGTAAGTGGTTTAGTTACATTAAGAACTGCGGCATCACAGGTTAGTGTAGGTCTTCAGTACACCTCAGATCTTCAGACTATGCGTATTGAGGCTGGCTCTGCTGATGGTACATCTCAAAGTAAGATCAAGAGATTCCATAAAATCGACATTAGATTCTATGAAACTTTAGGGTGTCAGTTCGGTGCAAGTGAGGATAATTTAGATACTATCTTCTTCAGGTCTACAAATGATAAAATGGATCAGGCACCTGATAGGTTTTCTGGTGACAAAGAGCAGGCATTCCCTAGCGGGTATAATACTGATGGTAGAATATTTATCAGGCAAGAACAGCCGCTACCATTAACTATACTAGCTATAATGCCAAGAGTGAGGACTAACGGATAATGTGTACTGGTGCAGAACTTTTAATGCTTGGCGGTGCTGGTCTATCTGCTGTCGGTCAAATACAGTCGGCAAACAGTCAGGCTGCGGCTTTAGAGTATGACGCAAAACTCCAGCAACAAGAGGCTGATTTTGAAAAGGCGAGGCTAGCAGAAGAACAGGAAGAGCTGGCAGGTCGTCAACGTGTCGCGGCAGCTAAAAGCGGATCTACTTCAGGCGGCTCTATATTTGATGTTATGCAAGGCTCTGCTGAGCAGGCAGAGCTTGAAGCGTTGAATATACAGTTTGGAGCAACGGCTGGTGCTCAATCAAAGCTATTTGAAGCCAAGCAAACTAAAACAGCGGGAAAAATTGGTGCTGGGACTACACTTCTATCTGGTGCAAATAAAGCAGGTTTATTCTAATGCCTATAATTCCTAAAGCTAAAGCAAGCTCTCAACTTAGAACGTCAGGCGCGTCTATTAGTCCGTCTGCTGCTGGCGCTGTAGGTCAGGCACTGGCAGGTCTAGGCAATACTGCTGCCGGCATTGGTTTGCAGGCAATGGAGAAAAAGAAACAGGCTGATGATGTTGCTTTTGTTTCTGAGCAGACCAATAGGCTCCTAAGAGAAGAAACTGAAAAGTTCGCTGACATTGAAACGCGTGGTGCTGATGTTGACCTTGAATCTATTGGTCAAGAATACCAAGACCGGCTTGCAACAATACTTGAAGATGCCCCTTCTGAGGAAGCAGCAAACGAAGTAAAACGACAGGCTGATTCGTTTTATTCTAGGAAGTTTTTCCCTCAGTACTCTAAGCATCAATCTAGCATTAATGTTAAAAAGCGTGTGAACTCGTCTAGCAATGCTTTGGATGATATTAACTCTGAGGTATTAACGGGTAGAACGTCTGTCTCCGAGGCTATGGCTAGGTCTGAAGCGGTTATCACTGGGTTGTCTGAAACTGCCGGTGGTGTTGTTGATATTGATAAGCTTAGACAAAGCCAAAAGAATAGTATTGCATCAGGATCGTTAAAATCACGGATAGATAGCGGTGATAGCCGAGCAGTAGTAAAAGAAATAGAGGGCGGTAAATGGGATAGCCTTACTGATACATCAACCCTGTCTAAAATGCTTAATGCGGCAAAAGCTGACATAAAGCAAAGAGAGGGTGCGGCTAGGAAAAAATACGCCTCAGGTATAGATGATTATATTGCATTTCTTAGTGCTGGCAATTCAGATGCTGAGCTGGATGAGAAATACTCTCCTAAAAAAGTATCATCTATGTTTGGCGAGTCGTCTTCTGTAATTAATGAAAAAATACAGGATGCTAGATCGTTCGGCGAAACATTGAACGAGATAAGACTGGCCTCTCCTGAGGAGATTGGCGCTATAGTTGAGCGAGAAAAGCCAACAAGTCCTAATGAGTTCAAAAGGGAAAGCGCTCAATACAATACAACGCTTAAAGCAATTTCTGCTAGGAATAAGGAGATAAGCCAAGACCCGGCTGCTTATGTAGCAAAAAACAGCGAGATAGCAGGAAGAAGCGTTTCAGCCCTACAAGAGGCTATGAGTAGCGGAGATCCTGAGGCTATAAAGATTGCTGCTAATGAATACTCAAATATACAGAAAACAATACAAGAAGACCTAGGGATACCTGATAGGTCTGTACAGCTCCTTACTAGCCAAATGGAAGAAATGGTATCTAAGCAGTTGAACGACCTGTCAAACGGTGGTGAAAATGCTGCTAACGCCATAAATACTTATAAATATTCTTTTGGTTCTGATTGGTCAAAGGTAGAAGCTCAACTGGCTAGGAATAAAAAGATAGGTCAGTCTGCACAAATAATAGCGATGACTCCACAAGGAGAAGGCCAGGCTGTTGTGGCTCAAGCCGTATCAACTCCTGATGACCAATTAAAAGGATTTATTGGAGATGATAATTTTAATGATATTAAGAGTGATTCTTTTGATTCGTTAAATGACCTTCGCGATACCTTGCGGGTTGGTTACGGCGAGTCTGGGACTCGGACTGCAAACACCATACAGAAAGGCATAGAAAAGACGGCTATGCAGTTAATAGCAGACGGAACCGCTACTAGTTCAGGTGACGCAATAGATCAAGCAAAAGAGATAATACTTGGCGATATTGAAATATTTGATACTTATCGAGTACCTAAAAAAGAAGATCCAGACTTAATTAATTTAGGCGTTAGCGGAATAAAGATAAAGCTATTAAATGGAGAGATACCTATTCTTGCGCCACCATCTAGCGAAATAAGCAATCCTCAAGATGTAATTGATGTATACCTAAGAAGCACATCGGTATACCCAATAACAAGCCTTGATGGTTCTGGTGTTGCGTTTGTTGACAATAAAAACAATGTTCTTAGAAATCCAGATGGAACGCCGTTAGAATTTACATGGAGAGAAATCAAGAATCATAGACCAGAGGATACTTTATGATTCAACTTGATGGGTATTCTATAAAAAAGAATCTTACGCTAGAAGATTATGATGTATCTATGGCAGAAGGTCTCTCGGCTGTTGCTGATCAGACATGGCTAGAGAATCCAACGTCAGCAGTATCTAGGTTAATGGAATTAAATAAAGCTAGGCCCAATTATGAGCCTGGTGTTTATGGCGATTACAGCCCAGAAAAAGCGTTTATTGGTTGGAACTCAAAAGAGGAGGCTGATAAAAAAGTAAAGGAGGCTGGGCTTGATTTAAAATTTTCTGATTCAGGAATATCTCAGGAGAAGCTGGATATTCTAATGGACAGAAAGCGTGAAGAGAATAAACGCAAATCATTAATAAGCAGGGCACCGCAAGGGTTTCTACCTGGTGCAGCAAAAATAGGAACATCATTAGCTGTATCAATCGCAGACCCGTTAAACATAGCTTCAGCGTTTATACCTATAGTTTCGCAAAAGAACACCGTTAGGCTAATGTCTTCTCTTGGTAGGAATACAGGAAGGGCAGCGGTAGGCGCGATTGAGGGTATAGCTGGGGCGGCAATGATTGAGCCGCTTGTTTATTATGCAATGACAGAGGAGCAGGCTGACTACGACCTTTATGATTCGTATATGAACCTAACATTTGGCGCTGTTATAGGTGGCGGTCTTCATGCAGGATTAGGCGCTATAGGTGATAGAATAAATAGAGCTCCAGCACAAACAAAGTCTGACTTGCTCCAGGCGGCGACTGGGCAAGCTCTAGATAATAGGCCTATTGATATTGGTCGTGTTGCTGATGAGTGGAGAATAGTTGATCCATACTATCCTGAAGATATTGAAGGTACTGTTAGAGGTGAATTAGAAGATCAGGTCGTTGATACTTCGGAAGTAAGAGCAGAGATAAAAAGGCTTAACGATCAATTAGAGCAAAGCGAGATAGACGCTAAGGCCGAGGCTGATATTAGCCGAATTGAACAAGGCCATATAGATAGGGAGTTTATAGATTCTCACGGCATTAATGGGGCTAAGTATAAAAGCTTCACGCAGACAACCGTCCCTAAACACTCAAGCGAAGCTGATCCATTAATCTCTAGTGAATACCAAGAAAAAATCAATCTAAAGCCTCCTGAAACGCCGGATACGGTAGACAAGGAGATTGATGATATAATCACATCATTAGAAGATCAGGGCGTTGATACTGCGGAAGTAAGAGCAGAGATTGACCAAACAAACAAGCAGATAGAACGCGAGTCGAACGGCTTGCGCGAAGCTGTTGCATGTATGCTGGGGTGATATGGCTGCAAATAATTGTATAGAACGCATTAGAACAGCGATGCAAGACGCCACAGATGAAGAAGTTCTGAAGATGGCCGAGGAAGCGCAGCGTGTATTGGATGACCGTGTTGGTCAGTCTACTGATGAGATTATGGCATCACTAGACGAGTTTCTTATGGATGAAACTATAGCGAAAAAGATTGAAGGGAGGAATAAAGCATTAAACGCTGTAGCAAAAAGAAACATCGAACAGTTTGTTGATGACTGGGGCGATGATTATCATTTAGGCGTAGAGGCTTTGCTGGTTGGCGTGAATGATCTTCGCATGGGGTCCAGAAGGTCTGTTCTGGCAAATCAAGCACAATTACAGGAAAGCTACCTGGCGGGGATTACGTCAGATATAGAACAATTATCTGATTTGCACTTCGATGGGTTTTCAAATGGTGTTTGGGATGATGATATTGCTAGGGCGCTATGGCAGATTGGGAACGGTGATGATTTCAAAGGCCTTGCTCCTGAAGCGGTCGACCTAGCTAAAGTTATTAATAAGTGGCAGGAAGTATCAAGGATTGACGCTAACGAATCGGGTGCGTTTATTAAAAAGATGCCTGGGTATATTACTCGACAATCACATGATATGGATAAAATACGGAAGGCTGGGTTTGATCAGTGGCGGCAGGATATAGAGCCTAGATTAGATGAGCGTACATTTACCGGCGTTGAAGACCGTGAGGCTTATCTTCAGTCGTTATGGGATGCTTTATCGTCCGGTGTGCATTTAGGTAATGGCATATCAGGAGAGTCTGCAGCTCTGCAGGGATTTAGAAATGTAGGGCGCGGCATGTCCAAAGAAAGGAGCGTTCACTTTAAATCTGCGGATGACTGGATAGGTTACAATAAAAAGTATGGAATTGGTGAGTTAAGAGAATCTGTATTTAGTGGATTAATGATGTCGGCACAAAACACTGGTCTAATGAAAGTATTGGGCCCGAATGCTGAAATGAACTACCAAGCACTAATAGATGGAATTAAGAATAAACACCGTACAGATCCTAAATTTGGGAAATTCCAACAATCAATTAGTAATGGTGGAAGTTTAGATAACTTTAAATCATCCGTTACTGGTGAGATGAATATACCAGGAGGCCGCAAGATGTTAGGCCTTATTGCTGGCTCTGTTCGTGCTTATAATAGCTTAACAATGCTTGGCAAGGCCGTCTTCTCCTCCATTGCTGACGTTCCTATTGGCGCGTCTGAAATGAGATATCAAGGGCAGAGCTTCTTACAATCTCATGGCGGGTCGCTGAAAAATGCCGGTGGCGCTTTGGGTGATATGGGTAGATCCATTATAAACCGGAAGTTGACAGTTAAGTCAAAAGAGCACCGCCGAGTATTGGCTGAGCTTGGGATTAGCTTGGACGCAACAACCGGTCTATTTACAAATAGGTTTGATCCTTCAGGTGATATGCCAGGTAGATTAAACCGAGGTTTAAACACATTCTTTAGATGGAATGGTCTGACTGTTTGGACTGACTCAATGCGGGCTGGATCTATGATAGGAATGGCTGGCAGGATTGGGTCATATATAGGTATGCAGCATGGCAAATTGCCAAAAGGTATCCAGGATGTCATGAGCTTGTATGGAATTGGCAGGGATGAATGGGGATTAATATCTAAAGCAGGAACAAAAAAAGTAGATGGGGTTGATGGCCAATTCATAACTCCAGATATGGTTTTAGACATTCCTGACGCTGATATATCAAATCATTTAGAAAGCATTAACGTTAAGCCTACTGATTATCAAATACGTAAGACCAAAAAAGACTTATCCGAGTCGCTGAGAATGTATTATGTGGACAGGAGCCAGTATGCAGTAATAGAGCCTGATGCAAAAACTAGAGCTATTATGCTTCAAGGCTCACAGCCTGGAACCGTTGCTGGTGAGATGTGGCGCTCTATCATGCAATTCAAAGCATTCCCTGTGTCTATTATACAAAAGGTTTGGGGGAGAGAAGCGAGAGGTCGAAGAGATAAATGGTCTGCTGTTGGCGGTATGGCAGAAATATTAATGATGTCAATCTTTGCTGGTTATGCAGCAATGGTTGCTAAAGACCTATCAAAAAACAGAACGCCTAGAGATGTAGATGATCCTAAAACATGGGGTGCTGCATTTCTTCAGGGCGGCGGTGCAGGCATATACGGCGACTTTTTATTTGGGGATGTGAAGAACAGGTTTGGCGGATCTGCTTTGGCGACTATAGCAGGACCAACGGCTTCACAGTTCAACACTTTTATGGATATGTGGGGAAAGGCTAGAGAAGGAGATCCGGATGTAGGTAAAAGCTTATTTAGGGCCGCTTATACTGGTGCCCCCGCTGTTGCTTCAGCATGGTTTCCTCCAGCTAGCGCGTTAAATGCTGGATACTCTAGAGCCGTTCTTGATAACTTAATATATTACAACGTTATGGAGTCGTTAAGTCCTGGCTATAAAAGACGAATGGAGCGGCGACTTAAAAAAGAAAACGATCAGGAGTATTTAATAAAATGACTGTTCCATCTAGTACAAACAGGGCGGATTATTCTGGCAACGGCAGCACAATTGAGTTTGCCACTAACTTTAGGTTTCTTCAGAACGAAGACCTTAAGGTTATTCTTACAAACACGACAACCAATGTAGAAACTGAGCAATCTATTAATTCCGATTACACTGTAACAGGTGTTGGACTTGATGCTGGCGGTACTGTGACCATGGTAATTGCACCGCCTTCCGGGTATAAGCTTTCTATTCTTCGGAGTGTTGCTAAGACTCAAGAGACAGACTATGTAGAGAATGACGACTTCCCTGCAAAATCTCACGAGGATGCTTTAGATAAGCTCACAATGATATGCCAAGAGCAACAGGACGAAATAGACAGATCACTGAAATTATCAGAATCTCAAATTGCCACAGGGTTGACAGTTCCAGCAGCAGAAGAAGGCAAGTTTTTACAATGGGACGATGATGGTAATCTTAAGAACGTAACAATAAGCGCATCAGGTGAGTTAATAACAACATCGTTCGGCGAGGAGGTAATAGTTACTTCTGACGCTAAAGACCTAAGAGACCTTATTGAAGTTTATGGTCAAGACGAGGTTTATACCAAGCAAGGGATTTCAGACATAATACCAGCAAGTGACTATTTTAATGGCGGTGGTGCTGCTGATGCATATACGTTATCTGCTATATCACCACGATTAGCACCAACGACATTAGTCGATGGTATGCGGTTTAGAGCTATATTCGCTAATAATAACACCGGCGCGTGTACTGTTAATCCGTTCGGGTTGGGTGCGGTTAATATTAAGCTTAGAGGTGGCGTAACAGACCCAAGTGCTGACGACATCGTTAGCGGCGAAGAGGCTACGTTAATATACAGAACGTCTCCTAGCGCACATGCTGAGTTGGTGATGGCAGGTCTTGGGGTAGATCAAACATGGCAAGACCTTACTGCTTCAAGATCTGCTTCAACTAACTACACAAACACAACTGGGCGCACAATAACTGTTCTTTTAAGTGCCGGAGGAACAAACACATTATTCACAATAGATGGAATATCATTCACTACGTCACAAACATCTGGTCTTAAAGCTATTACAGTTATCGTTCCGAATGGCTCTGTTTATTCTTTCGATAGTATATTTGACTCATGGTTGGAGTTAAGATAATGAAATACTACAAAAAGCAAGGCGAAGTATGGGCGTTCGAGTCCGATGGTTCTCAAGATCACTTGATTACTGAAGATTTCACAGAGATGACCGGGGCAGAGCTTGAGGATCATTTAAGCACTGTTAATGCAAAAACCGCAAAACAGATACGCGATGATGCCTTAGCTTCACTGGTTCACGATTTTGGTGACGGTCGAGTCATTCAGATCAGACAAGGCGCGGATGAGTCAAATATTCGTAACGCTATTGAGCGAATGGAACGTCTTGATTCAGATTCTGAGCAATGGCTTATGGTAGACAACAAGTTCTATTCAGTAAGCAAATCAGATTTAGAAATTGCGTTGCAATCAGGACAAGATCAGGTTGCACAGATTTGGAGTGATTATGCAGAAGTATCATCTTAGCAAGAGAAGCCTATCACGTCTTGATGGGGTTGATGGCGATCTGGTTCGAGTGGTTAAAAGAGCTATTCAACTCACTGAAGTAGATTTTACTGTGCTTGAAGGTCTTAGGTCTGAAGAGCGACAGAGAGAGTTGTACGAAAAAGGCGCATCTCAGACAATGAATAGCCGACACTTGATCGGTCAAGCTGTAGATTTAGGCGCTTATGTTGACGGAAGAGTTGAGTGGTCATGGCCACTGTATTACAAAATAGCAGAAGCAATGAAAAAAGCGGCTGAAGAGTTAGGTGTTCGCATCACATGGGGTGGCGAATGGGAAACTTTTAAAGACGGGCCTCATTTTCAGGTGGAGCATTAATTATGTTTAGTTTTCTAAGTAAATTATTCGGGTCTGGAATTGTTGGTTCAATTGAGCGCATAGCAAGTGAAGCCATAGAAACAGACAAAGAGTCTGCAGAAGCTAAAGCGCTATTTATTAAGACTCTCGACCCCAACGGGCAAATGCGGAGAGATCTATCGCGCTTTGCGTGCCTCTCTTACGGGTTTTATTTGGTATCCACTACTATATTGATAATGTTTCATTCGTTTGGTGTAGGCGATACTGAGCAGTCTAAAACAGCTATTGAAGCAATGACTGGTTTATTTATGCCAATTACTACAGCATGGGGGACTATTGTTACTGCATCATTTGGGGTAAATGCAACAAACACAATAAAACGTGGGTAGTTGCATCGAATAAAAAGTGTGGTATATTTAAATCTCTCTCACTTAACTTTCTTAATCTCCTAGTTAAGCTCCTTTGCCCCTCAAGTTATCGAGGGGCTTTTTTTATCTAAATTGTTCCAGCGCTCGCTTAGCAATTACTTTCTCGTTTGCATGATATGCAATCTGATTATTGACTGAATCAATATCGTGCTGACTTACGTTATCGATATTTCTGTGTTGATCTCTAATATCACGAAGCTGCTTTAATGCGATAGTTTCTTCGTTTAGTTTTCGTTCCCAATAGTCGTGCATTTCTTCTCCTGTATTTTAAATGTATAACACTACGTTCATCGGTACAGCTCGTAACCTCGCAGACGTTGAACTTCTTGTTATACAGCTTTACCGAACTGCCGATAGTTAAACTCCAAGTAATCCCCGCTTTTGGTAGTCGTTGTGCGAGAAAAGCCATTACTGGCCATCACTTTATCGATTTCCTTTTCAATTCCCTGAATCAAGCATATTTTGCAGTCATTCAGTCCATTCTCTGTTTTCACCTTAACTGTTTTAATGCACATGTTTTTTACCTGTCATCTTGTATATGGGTTGTATCCAAGCGCTCCAGCATGTGCCAGCTTACGCTGTGAATCCGTCATATTTCGCCAGCGGCGGCGGCCTTCACGGAACTTGTTGATGATGCGCAGCTCTCCGAGAGTTGGCGGCCCCATCTGTTTCCTAATCTCAGGTATCATCTTTTTTCGGGCATATTCTGGATTTTTAATCGTCATATCAAACCTCGCTGTATAACAATTCGGTAGAGGCGATGACCCTCGTTACACTCGGGCCGCTCACCTCAAGGGTTATGTGTTGTTAAGCCTCGTTAAAGCTGGAAGTAAATCACTTCCGTATTTATTAATAAATTCTTCAAGCTTCATCCATTTATCTCTTTTATTGCCATATTCATCAACATAGTTAGGGTAAATCTTTTCTGGTCTCTCAGAGTCAGTAATAACCATCACACCAGTTATCGAGATGACTTTTTCCTTTTTATTGAGAACTTCGTCATACATTACAAATGGCACTTCTCTAACCTCCATGCACTACACATTAATATAAACTCTTAAATAAAACTCTTTTATACTCATTTCTGCTAACCCATTACATTCACTATCTCTATACTGTGTAAAATCAATATAAAGTTTTAGAAGCTCGTCACTACTCAAATGTTCCATAACTTCACCCATATTGAATTAAAAACACATAACAAGGCAATCAATCCGACTGCTCTTTATAAACATTCTACTACCATAGACATCTAGCTCCATTAGACCTTAGTCTACTAGCTGCCAAAGCTCTTGGTATACAACCGCGAGCTCTCCCAGAACGTCCTGAATATGATCATTAACACCACCTTTAACTATCGCCGGATGATCAGCCAGAAGGCTTTGCACCATCTCTGATATGATCAGCGTTCTATCAAGGGCCTCGCTTATGTGGCCTTCGTTGAGCTCACTCATAACTCACCTATCCTCTCTCTGTGATACTTGATTAGACCATTAATCTCTGCTAAAAACTCTTCATAATCAGCTTTGTACATCTTCTTAACTTTCTTCGTTGTATCGTGCATGTGTTCTACAAAGTCGCGCCCGTACATGTCGATCATCCACAAAGTATAGAGTGACTCAGCGTTTCCATATTTCATGCCAAACCCGTTGCATGATTTGCATTGTGGGTGGATGTTTGCAGGATCTAGGGCCCAGTACGAGCTTTTACCTTTCGCTATGTAATGGCCGCCGTCCATTTCTTTATAGTGCTGCGTCGTTCCGCAAGAGGCACACTGTGAATATCCGTTATCATCCGCGGCAGCTATCCTTGCTAGCAATTGAGCTGCTTCTAAACATTTAGCTCTTAGTGTTTTCTTTGCCATTTCATCACCTTAAAAGGCGGGTTTCCCCGCCGTGGTTAGCTAGAAAGGAGGCTGGTTATCAATCATGTATCCGCCATCAATCAGAGCTTTATCTGTCCAGCCCATCTTAATATAGTCTTCACGACTGAAACCTTCTGCTTTATCAGTCATCACGTACTGTTCAGAAGGCGCTTGTGGCATACCTGGCGCTTTAGGTGATTGCGGAGCTGATTGCTGAGGAGATGGGCTTGCTGAAGCTTGAGGCGAATCACTGTATGAAACAAACCCAATGCTTGCGTCAATAATCTCAATTGATAGGTGAGTATCGCCTGAGTTTGAAATAAACTGTTTTATTTTCTGCTGCTTGCCTGAAACTTCGACAATTGCCCCCTCCACCAACGCCTGTCGATAGAAATCAATCTGTGCCGGAGCCTTTGCAAACACTACAAATTCATAGTTGGTCCACTCGTTAGATTTAGTTTCGCGATCATAATAGCGCTCGCCTAGTCTAAGACCAAAACCAACACTTTCACCGGCCTGAAATTCATTCGCTGCCTTTGTTAACTTTCCGGTTATTGCTACAGTCATTGTTGTGCCTCTTTATACTCGTTGTATTGATCCAATGCAGGATCGGGAAAAATTACGCCTCTCTCAGTACCGAACCAGTATGTATATTCGATTACTTCGTTAAGCTCTTGTTTGCTCATTTTTGAAGTTTTTCTACCTAGCGCAACTAATCCATCACCGTCTACGTTAGGAACTACTCTCTGGCCTCTTATAGCGGCTGTGAACAGATCTTTGTAGTCATGGTCAGACATATCATTGCCATGCCACAGTGGGCGCTGTTGTGCTATAACGCCTAGTAGCTTCCACATGAGGCGGTTTTGCTGCACGGTGCGTTTGTCGCTAGGTGGTTTATTGCTCATACTTTTTCTTCAGCTGTTCAAGCTTATTAAGCTCCATAAATTTTTCAATCTCAGCTATTTTTTGTGCTTTGAATTCACGCTCTTTAATCTCATCTTCTGTCTCGGGCCGCTTGTAGTAGATCTCTATTGATGTTACAGGGCAATCTCCGTATCCAGGCAGTATATCTATAGTTGCTGACTCTCTAAACTCCTCAGGAATTGATGAGATTTTTTCGTTAAACCACTCAATAAATTCAAACGCATTATCTGAAGGCCAGTCTTTCCCTTCATACTTATCATTTCTAAACACCTCAACTATTATGTCCATTCTCTTATCTCCTATATTCTACTAATATCAAACGTAAAGCTTTTTGCATTCTTCCTGCATACAATAACGCACTCCTTGTATATACTGCGCTCTTTGTACCGGCTTCCTGCAACTACAAAGCCTTTCTTCATTATCCGTGAGATCTCCTGTATCACGCATAAATCATTTAATCCGCTATGGTTGTTTATTATAATTTTCATAGTTGGTTTCCGATATTAGACGTTGGTATTATACGTACTGAGCCATTTTATAACCTCTATGATATTCAGCAACCTTATCGCCTTTATCTGTAAAAAGTAGCGCCCAGCATATTTCGTCATTTCCTTCATGCTCTTTTTTCATATCTTCGTTGAAATGATCTTTTGTTTCGTAATCGCGTTGATAATTAAATCCGCGATAATTGTGTTGTATGCTTGTTAACATTTTCATATTCCTCGTAGTTTGTACGTATAACAAAGCAATCAATCAGACTGCTCGTTGATCTCGCGCGTTTTATCGCGTGGTTATTGAGAGCTACAACAGCTCTACTTTGATGTATCTAATTGCTCCGTGCCATGGGCCGATTACACATCCCTTTCTGATATAGCTTATTTCAAGCTTTGCACGCCGTCTGTTTCTATATATTCCACAGCAGGCACCGTATTCGCCACCAAATAGAACAAACCATTTATTATTTGCGGTCTTTGATATACCCCACCCGCGCCAGATTTCTTTATATTTCATCGCTGTATCCGCCATCAATAAAAATTATACCAATACAATAGTTAGTACAAAAATCACCTCAGCCGCTCCTGATAACACCATTCCAAGGATCCCAGCCATTCGAAACCCATACGCCGAGCCTTCGCCTACATACTTCTCAATCCATCCCTCGTACACCTGTGAAGACATATAAACAACTAGCGATAACATTGCTAGCATGAACATTACGTACATCCCCCAGGTTAGCAAATCACTCATCTTCTTCTCCCTCCACGTGCCACTCAAGCTCATTGAAGATAGTGTTTATTTCGTCTTCTGTTGAGTGTCTGAATATGTGCGCTCCGAATACATAATACGGGTTGCTTACGCTATCAACTGTTATCTGAATCACAAGCCCGAATGAAACAAGCGCCCGATACTGGCCGTTGTTATTGATATGAATAGCCGTCTCTACTAGATCAGCCATAAGGTCTTTGATTTCTTCGTCTGTCATTTTAATCTCCTTTTTGTGTAGTTTATTCTTATCTGGCTAATATTGTATTAGACGTTGGTATAACACTACGTTCATCGGTACAGCTCGTAACCTCGCAGACGTTGAACTACCTGTTATGCGCCCTATGTAAGCAGCGCAATCTGATTAGGCTGCTAACTTATCTTTCAGCAAGTAACCTTCCAGCGCCCAAATTTTATTGCGAGCATTTTCGCGGGCAATCTTTCGCCCAATCTCTGCGTCAAAGTTTTCAGGGCTGGCACACGCACTCTCACCAGTTACAGTAAAACCATTCTGCAAAGTAAGGCAGCAGACCGTCAGGCACGTTTTTTCAAATACGTGGTAGTCCTCTTCGGCAATGGTCGCGTCAATATGTTCAGGTGTAATGCGTGGCGCATTAAGGTTTTTCTGGTTAATTTCTTTTTCAATATCAGCTTCGCTCATAGCGTTTAGCTCCGTAGTTAATTAAAGCGCATAACAAAGGGTTGTACTGGACTCACTACGCTGCGCTTCGTTCGCGCAGTAAGCCCAAAGGTTATGCGCCCCGTGCTGGCAGCGCAAATTTCTAAATTCGAGTATAACCACCATCAAAAGCTGCCGAAGGACTCCATGACTTGTAACCGTCCTCGTAAACCACGTAGTAGCCCGGATCGTTTTCATCACCCTTAAACCGCTCCCCAAAGTCTGGAGCTGTTGTAAAAACGGCGAAACCTTGATCAGCCGGGGCAATAGTTACCGATCCGTCTTTGTTTACCTCAGCGGCTGCAATTTTCAGTGCATGAACTGTTTTGTGGCTTCGGTATTTTGGCATTTCCATCTGTACGTCATTCATAACTTCAATCTCCGCGCCTAGTTAGTTGATCAGCGCATAACAACTAGCTGCACTGGACTCACTACGCTGGCGCTCGTTCGCGCAGTGAGCTTGGGGTTATTTTGGAGCGCTTAATCCGCAAAGTTTAGCGACATCCTCTCCCCACTCCTCAACGATATTTGGTATATCAATGCCATAGTTGTCTTTTATATGATGCTTGGCGACTTGGTGAATTTCTGCAAGCGTGGGGCTGTTTGAATCAACAAAACCTGCTTCTAGCGCGCCAATCATTAAGTTAACAAAATTCTTTACTGCATCGGCCTTTATTTCGTCAATATCAAACATTTTCTTTCTATCTCCCGCGCCAAATAACTGCGCTCATTTAACTCTCCGTTTACGCCAAAGGCTAACTGTCAAATAATGTCGGGTCTGTTTCTTTGTACCAACCAAGTTTTTTTTGTTCTGGTCTATCAGAAACATCAAAACAAGCAACCTCGCATTCGTATTTATTGCCGCCTCTCCATGCTTCTTCTATATCAGCCGCATATTTAGCTATAGTCTCGCTGTTATAAACCCCAACAACATAACCATGCTTCTCTTTATTACCGAATCTATAGGCCATTACTGTCCAAACTTTCATATAAATAAGCTCATCTTGATTCACCTGAATTAGACTCTTTATTCATAAGCCAGCCACCAACCTCTACAGCCAGCCACCCAACAAACAAAACCATAGCCGTTGCTAACATCCACGTTACGTCATAACCGTAATGTGCTGCCATTAGTAGTGCGAATATAACTATTGCTAATCTGCCCATTTCTAAATCTCCCTCGTTGTTAAATACAATACTAGCATATATAATGTAGAAAACAACATAGCAAAAGGGTAAATTTTCACATGGATTTACGGAGAGGCATAAAGGCAGCCTGCGCATTAAAGGGTACAAATATAACTAGTCTTGAGATTTACGTGTTCGGCAACCCTAGCGGAAAGGGGAGATTGTTCGCGATAACCAACCCAAACAGAACTAAGAACGGGCCAAGGTTAGATACTCTGCAAAAGATATCTGACTGCTTAGATATGAAGCTAAGTCGATTAATTGAATTGAGTGAAGGAGAGGATGATGAATAGTAGATCAGGAATGTTTTTGTTTTGTTTTATAGTGCTTATTATACTTGAGATAATAAAAGTAGTGCTTACTGATCGGGAGATACTTGATTTTTCAGAAATATTATTCATGGCATTTATTGCAACGTACATAAGTGAAGGGAGTAAAAAGTAATGTTTAACAGATTAGGATTATTAGCTTTTTGGCTTATTGTTTCTATTGTGTTTGATGTAATTCATAGCTTTATGGCAGGAGGGCAGAGAATAGATCTTTCTGATTTATTGCTTACAGCTTTAATTACTTCGTGGATATATGAAGGGAGAAAAAAGTAATGAATAGAGATGAGATGATTAACTGGCTTGTTGATAACTTTGATGAGTGGCCATCAATAGGCCCTGTAATAGAAATACCTTACGGGTGGGCACCAAGTTTGACTCAAGGATCTCAAGAGTTTTACTTCTATGATGAAGCTACGCGTGAATTTGTTATAACTAAGGATGACTACATAAAAGCAAAGTCTGCACGTGATAACACCGCACCATCAAAGTACCACGTCAAAAACATCTGGCAGAATTTCGAGTTCATCGACTTCTATCAAATGTACGACATGTACAAATTAGGCAACCCACACGAGGTTGGTGATAGCGCAATAGAACACGCATGGAAGAAGATAACCGTTGCCGGCAATAGGTCTGGCGGCAAATCTAAGCTTCAGGATCTACGCGAAGCTGTCGATTCACTAAATAGAGCTATTGACGATATAGAGAGTATGCAACTGTCCGGTAATTCCGGATAGTTCAAAAAAACCGGATGCTGCATAAACAACATCCGGTAATTTTTCAGGCACTCCGCCGCAAATGTGCAACGCTTATCCTGATTTATCCTTACGGAAGTGTTAAAAAACCCGCTAGTACTTAAACTTCCTACAGTTACAGGTCGTCACCTGATCGGAGGCCTAAGCAAAGCGGGCCGTATACTTGCATTGCAACAATTACCCTCTATAGCTGGATTGTGGCAATCAGTATTAGTTTAACACAGTATCTATCATTATTTCACTTCTCCTCTTGCGTTAGCTCTAGCGATGATATAAACTGTATTCATCAACTAAGGAGATTAACGAAATGACTACTACAGTAAAAGAAATTGAAATTGACAGCAATGAAAACAAATGGTTTGAAATTTCAGGTATGGATTATGGTACGGGCATTGATTTTGGTGACTCAGAAGTTTTTGGTGTTACGTGTGATGGAGTGATCATGGATTGTGATGGTTTCCCAATCACTAATGGTGATTATTTAGATGTTGCAGTTAAAAACGCATTGAATATTTAATATATAACGCCCCGTACATAGGGGTGATTTTGGAGATTAACAATGAAAGATGAGCAGCTAATAGCAGACATCAACAATAAAATGAGTGCTTCGCAGATAGCAAAAAGTCGTGGCGTTAAAAAGAGTGCTATATATAAACGCATAAAAGAGTTAGGGCTAAAATATTACACTGTCCAAGGCTCACTAAGCGAAGACTATGAACTAATCAAAGAGCTAAGATTAAGCGGCATGTCTCTCTCTGAGCTGGCCGATAAATTTGATGTTTCTTATAACTCTATTAATGTATTTTTAAGTAACAATAAAATAAATATTCGCAATTCTATCGATGGCCTTGACGCTCTTCCAGAGGTCCCTCGATGTGAATTGAGCGGAAAGCTAGACACCCTAACGGAGGCTTGTGTTATCTACCGGAACAATGGCAAGCATCACGTAATACTACCCGCAGAAGATTACATGGAGCTAATCAATGGAAAATAAATCAAGCGCAGTACCGGTTAAGAACCGAGTGAAAAAGTGTGAAGATGCCAAGCGTGCTAAAGGGCTAAAAGGCCGCAAGAAATGGGCCACAGAAGAAGAGCATGTATTGATAGATAAATTTATAATTGAGCTAAGGAGTAAGTGAGATGAACAACGACAAACATTTGCAGTTTATAGCTGATTATGTGCCAGAGGTTGGTGATGATGTAGATTTAACACATGTATCAAACAATCACACACTAGAAAACTGCACAATAAATTACATTAGTACTGGGTCTATTGTTTATGTTTTCAACGGTGATGAGCATCAAGAGAAACGGTGCAACGTCACTATAACCCCACACAAACCAGAACCAACACCGCAAGACCTAATGCTAGAAGACTGGCGATCATTCAATTCATTAGATGAAGCGTATGACAACATGATGAGCACTGCACGCATAGGTGATGTGTTTGACGCGTTAGTGAAAGCTGGCTGGACTAAAGGAGACGAGAAATGAAAAACTTAATTATATCTGCACTGCTAACACTGCCACTAACTGTGCAGGCCGACTCAACGCCGCTGGAGGAATGTAAAGCTATTTCCTATGCAGCAGGTGAAGTTATGAAAGGTCGCCAGAATGGTAGTGAAATGGCTGCTATGTACGAACTAACCGATGGCAATAAAATGTTCGAGGTCATGGTTATAGAAGCGTACAAACAAACAATGTACAGCACCGAAGAATACAAGAATCGAGCTGTGGTTAAATACAAGAATCTATGGTTCGGAGAGTGCATAAAAGCGCGGTCTAATTAGAAATAAAAACGCCCTTGCAGCTGAGAACTGAAGGGCGTATTATTATCTGAAGCCGTTGATACCGGCGATCAATACAAAGTCAATGGAAATACTGAACGCCGACGGCAAATTAAGTATACCAAAAGTTTTAAAATATACAAAACACTTCGTATTTTTCGACAGGTCAATGGCTAAAGTTCATTTTTAGCTGGTTTTTGACACTTTACAAAACGCAAACCAGATTAACCCGTAAGTTTAACTAAGCAATTTAATCGCGCACCAGTCAGTAAGCTCGAAAGAGAGCTGGCAAAGCAATAGCGAACCAGGCTGAGTAATCAGGCGTTATTGTGGATAGATAGAGGTGTGGACTGTCACTAAGGTTTGCGTGGCAGGGCATAAACAGCGTAAAAGGTGAAGTGTAATACTTCTGTCCGGCAAGACGTTAAAAGGTTGCTGATAAGTCGATTAAATGAAGAACAGACCAAATTGTATATAGATAATGAGTTTAGAGTTCTAAGTGATCACTTCACCAGTCTCTATCTAATGACCCTTATTGTTTAAAAAGCATACCTAGTAATACGATGGTCTAATGCACTAGTTAAAGATAAGTTGGTATCGTTACAAAAAGGAGAATGAAATGGCGAAAATAATACAAATACTTAAAGATGAGTTTGATCTTTTAGGTCTTGGTGATAATGGAATTACCTACCGGCTCGATGATTGTGAATGGAGAGAGTATATCGGAGATTTACCAACTGAAGTTAAAAAACGCGGTCCTAATTTCACCCCGCCAACACATGAAGAAGTTAGGTTAGTGATGCTAGATAGGGGGATGGACGTCATTTATGCGTCAAATGAATCAACAAAATTTATGGACCATTACAGCTCAAACGGATGGAAGGTTGGTAAGAATAAAATGAAAGACTGGCGCAGATCTGTATCTGGCTGGGTAACAAGATGGAGAGAAAATAATGCAACACGTAAACAGCGTACTCAATCAGCCGTTGAGCGGGTCGCGGGAGCAAACGGACTCAACACGGACCTTACGCCAATTAACCAAGCAGGATATATCCAGCCTTTGGGTTTCAATGACTAAGCTTTACGGTCATAAGTGGTCGTCATCATACGGAGACAAGGACGACGGTAATTTATGGCTAGCTACCCTTGGTGAACTATCGCCTGCTGACTTAATGAAGGGCCTAAGAGGGTGTGCGAACAATGGTCATGCATGGCCACCCTCTGCGCCAGAGTTCAAAGCTATGTGCCTGCCAAGCTTTGAAGACCATGGCTTACCGTCAACTCAAGATGCATACAAAGAGGCCGCAGATAAGCACAGAATACCGTCTAGTAAGAAATGGAGTCATGCAGCAGTGTACCATGCAGGGAGAGACACTGGATGGTTTTTATTGGGGACCGCTTCTGAAGATAAAAGCTTTCCTAAATTCAAGAAAAATTACGAATCAATTTGTAATCGAGTAATGAATGGTGAAACCTTTAATCTTCCTAAGAGTGATGTGGTCATGCTGGAAAACAATAAACATGGCAAGCGAGTAACAACGGAAGAAAGCAAAAAAGCCGGAAGCAAGGCGCTATCAGAATTAAAGGGGATGTTTTAGAGATGTATAGCATGTATTGGATTTTAACGGATATGGACTGGTGATATGAATATTGAATCAGAGGACATAGCAATACTGATTGCTGAGGATATAAAAAAAGGAAAAGTAAGCATTCTGTATACCGATATTAAACACAGGTACAAGGTGGGGTCCGGCGTGGTTAAGAGAGCAAGAGAGCTAGCAGGTAAAGGCGTATCAAAAGCTAGACAGGTTGCAGCAGAGAAAAGAAATAAAAAGTTAAGGAATGAAAGCAGAAATAAGAAGTTGACGTACATAGATGAGGTTATGTACAGGCCAAACGGTGTGAATATGCTTACAGTTCCTTGGCGATAGCGGCGGGTTTAATAAATAGGAGAATAAGAATGAATGAAGTAGCAAAAACAACGGGTGTTGTGCATTTTAGTGAGTTCTTCGCGCCGATATCGCCGGATCTAATCGCGTCACTACTAAAACAATATGGCGATAAACTTAATAGTATCAAATCTGTCGCTGAATATATGGAATCTCCAGGCGTTTCAAGTGCAGTGTCGTATTTCGTAACGGCAGATAGAAAGAAACACTCTGATCGTAGTCATTATAATTTAGAGTTTGATGTTAGTGCTGCAACAGCTGTGCTTGATTCTGAATTCTGGCAGAAAGCGCTTAATTTAACCGACGTTTACGATCACATGCCGCAGGATAGAAGGAGTGATTGGAGCGAAATGATCAGAGATTGTAAATGTGTTTCGTTTGAGTCTGACACAGTGTACAGCACTATTGAGAGCCTACTAAACAGTAGGGCTCAATTTTTAGCTGAGCGCGTTGACGGCATGTTTAGATCGCTATCGGGTGAGCATGTAACCAATTCACCTTCTGGGTTCAACAAACGAATGATTATTGCTGGCGCTATTGATCACCTCGACCTAGTTAGTTGGAAAGTTTCCGGACATCTTGATGACCTTAGAAAAGTTATATCTAAATTTCTAGGGCATGAAGAGTGCGGATTTGGCACAACAAGTGATGCTCTCTATGCAATGAAACGCTGCTATGGTGAATGGGTAGAGTGGGACGGAGGCTCGATTAGAGCAAAGCTGTACATGAAGGGAACCGTTCATCTTGAGATCCATCCGGATGTTGCATGGAAGCTAAACGAGATACTCGCGTACATTTACCCGCGATCATTAAGCGCTAGTAGCCTGAAAAAACCAACGCGCAAATCAAAAGTGTTTAATCATATTAAGCGACCTATCCCAGGTCGTGTGCTGAATGCATTAAGCGAGTGCGTTAAATACGGTTTAGGCCAAAAGATTAAAATAGATTGGCGGCTAGATAAGGAGATGGAAGAGCAAGTTATTAATTTGCTTGAATCTATCGGTGGTGTTCGTTCAACGTATGAGTATAAATTTGATCGATACGGTAGTGAGTCTAAAACATTTCCGGCTGTTGATTTCGATTACTACCCAGGCGAGGCCATCTCTCATATTATCTGCTCTGGGGTATTGCCTGACCAGAAGTCGCACCAGTTCTACCCAACGCCGCAAGGATTAGCAGAAGAGGCGGCACAATGGTGTGAGATTGGCGATAACGATTCAGTACTAGAACCGTCGGCAGGTCAGGGTGGGTTAGCGTCATATGTAAACCCAAACAACCTAACGTGCGTTGAGATTTCAGAGCTACACTGTGAAATACTAAAGTCTAAAAACATGAAGGCAATTTGTGCTGATTTCCTAGACTGGGCACCGAATCACCAGCAAGAGTTCGACAGAGTTTTGATGAACCCTCCTTTTTCAGATGGTCGTGCTATTCGACACCTAGAAGCTGCGGCTGAATGCCTAAAATCTAAAGGAATACTGGTCGCTATATTGCCGTCATCATTTAAAGATAAACCATTTATGACTGGCTATTCGGTTCAGTACTCAGATATTAAAAATAACATGTTTGTTGATGCGTCGGTGAATGTTGTTCTAATGAAGATAATTAAAGATTAGACCAACGTCTAATACCGATAGTGATCTGGGTGGCGTATAATTAAATAACACTTTTATTAAACGGATGGAGCGAAGCGGAATTCCGCTTTGAATTACTTGTTATGAATACTTGGCCAGACGGACAGCGCAGAGCAATGACTCAAAGCGAGCATGAACACTGGAACGCAAACAATTACCCCGGAACTCTGCAATTATGTTGCCAGTGTGACGGTGAAACAGGGCGCTGTGAAGAGGATGAGATTTATATAGATGATGGCGAAACTGGGCCGCTGTGTGAAGATTGTTATCACAATAGCGAAGAATACAAAGCTCAGGATTCATAACATCTGTATTAATAGGGCGCTTGCGTCCCTATTTAATCTAAGTGTTATCAATTTCGTGCGCTATTTTTAATGGCATTAAACCAACGTCTAATACCGCAACATGCAAATATATTTATAATTAAGCAAAAAAGGAGATTAAGAGATGAGCCTAACAAACATGACACCAGAAGGTGCTGCACAACAGTTATACAAATCAGGCGAAGTCGAGTACAACCCATTTAGAAGCGATGCATATAAAAGCGCTCGATATATAGCTGAAATGGATCGTTTAACGCGTGAAGAGCTAAAGCGTCACATGGAGTGTGATTATGTATAAGTCTGATTCAATAAAGGAGCTAGCTACAGCTCTATCTAAAGCCCAAAATCAAATGAGTGGCGCGGTGAAAGATAGTAAAAATCCATTTTTCAAAAGCAGCTATGCCGACTTGGGGGCGGTCGTATCTGCAATCAAAGAATCATTTGCAGCGAATGAATTAAGCTACTCACAATTTCCGTTGATGGAAGACGGGAAGGTTGGCGTAGAAACTATTCTTATGCATAGTTCTGGCGAATGGATTAGTAGCACTTTACTACTACCTATCACTAAGCAAGATCCTCAAGCGGCTGGTTCTGCAATTACATACGCAAGACGCTATGCATTACAGGCAATTGCGGGAATACCGGCCGAAGATGATGACGGAAACGCAGCAACACAGAACAATAAACAAAATGTAAATCTTGGCGCTGTTGCAAAATTATACTGGGCACTAGATCCGGACGAGCAGAAGCGTAGATGGCCGACATATAAACCAGAAGAGCAGAAAGCAATAATAGCAGCAACGCCAAAATAGGAGATTAAAATGAGCATCGTATTATTTAACGACATAACAACAGAAGAAACGCTAAGACAGCTAGAAGTCACTGGCGAGAAATATAAAGACCTCTACGTTGATATGAACGAGAAGGAACAGCGTAAATACGTCAAAGACTCAGCCAGCGTTATCAATGATATGCTTAAAAAGCTTGAGCGTGCGCGTATTGATAAATCTAAAGAATATAAAGCCAGAGTTGAGGCTGAGGCTAAGTCAATTCGTGAGCGATTACAAGCAGCTAACGAGCCGTTCACTGCATTGATTGATGCGTACAATATTGAGCGTAAAAAAATACTCGATGCTAAAAAAGCAAAAGAGGATGCTATTGAGTTAGCAAGACTTATCGAGTCCGACCACGAAATTGCGTTAATTATCAACACTCAATGGGATAACGACAAAGAAAAACGTGAAGCTGAGCGGAAAGCAGCACAAGAGGCGCACGATAAAGAAGTGTCAGAACGTGCTATACAAGCTGAGAAAGCGCGAATTGAAGCTGAAGAAAAGAGAAAAGAGGCTGAACGCATTATTCGTGAGTCAGATATTGAGAATAAGCGAGCCGTAAACAATGCGGCGGTTGAATCGTTAATGTCAGCTGCGGACATTGATTACGATACAGCGGTTAATGTTATCAAGGCGATAGCTAAAAAACAGGTCGCTAACGTATTTATTCAATATTAAAAAACATTAAAAACATATTGCGTTTAGCTTGGGATTATTTTTAGGACGTATTATGAGCACCCTAACATTCAACGAATACACAATAGAGTACGAGATAATCCAGTGTGATCCTACTGCATGGAATAACGACACATTCGAGTACTGTGTTGAATCTGTAGTTTATACAGACGGTGGCGATGATGCCTGGGATAGCGTATCACAGAGAGAGTTGGAGCTTATCGAGCGTGAAATACAGAAAGTAGGCAATAGCATACCAGATACGCCAAATCACTTTTTACGCAAAAGCATGGGATTTTAAATTAGGAGATTAGATTATGAGCACAATTAAATTCGTAGGTAATGAGCGAGAATGGGAAGGAAATCTCAATCGGTGGGAAAAGCATAAAGAGTGCATTGTTCATTGGTGCGATGGTGGGGAAGTTGAGTGGCTAAGAGATAATAATGACTTGGTTGAAGTTTTCTATCCATTCTTTGCTATTGAAAACGAATACCGCAAAAAACAACGAGCTCCTAAAGCAGGTGAGGTTTGGGAGCAAAGTGGATGGTATTCATGGCTTAGAGTTGAAGACGTGAATGGTAATTTTAATGGGTGGGTTAGCGTTGATGGTTGTAATGTAAGCAAAATACCAGAACCAGACAACCTAAAATTCATAGCTAGCAGCTTAGGTGAATACTACAGCAAATAACACTTAACTCCTCGTATATCGGGGCTTCTTTTTATCTTCAATACTACATGCTAAAATATAGAAAATTCTATCTGAGTGTGATAAATGGCTAAGAAGCAAGCGAAGAAAACCGCCAAGAAAAAACAAGCTGTAGCATTCGGCGGATCTGGTCAGAAGAAAGAGCGTAAACGTGGCTGAAATAGGCATATTGTTCTTATTTCTATCTTCACTCATTAACGAGGGTAGAGAGAGACTAACTAGTGCTATATTTTTTATTGGCGCTATCCACTACATTCTTTCTATGTACGTGTTCGAGTTTATTGGGTTTTATTACTACCTATCTTCAGCGGCCGCTTGTTTCTTAGCTATACTCTTCATAATCAATCAAAAAATCACAAATCTATCCATTGATCTATCAAGAATCTTTCTTTCAGGAATAGCAATTAACTTGCTTGGATGGGTATTGTACGAATCATATGTAGAGCCGTGGTACTATAATGCATTGTTCGGTATATTTTACATAGTTTTAATAGCACGACTTCTTATCAGGAATGGACGGGATGGAATGGGAAACTATATTACGCATCATGGCTGGCTGCGCTCCGTTTTGTCTGTTCATCTACACAGCGCACAAAAAGGTAAAAGCGGCAGAATATGAAGAACGTATTAAGAGAAGCCGTGAGCGGTGCGATATCGAATCCGGAAGCGGTGAAAGTAGTGGGCGTGATGGGGGCGGCTGGTAACTTCATGTTGTGGCTGGCTGATAACGCTAACATTCTTGTTGCCGTGTCTACACTGATAATTACATGGCTAATGTTTATGTTGACAAGTAGAAAGCTAAGACTTGAAACAGAAATCGCAAGGCGGAAGCTTGAACAGCTAGAAGCAAAGGGTAGGAGTGAAGAATGAGTATTACACGATCAATAGTTCGAAATACAGCTAATGCAAATTGCACATCTGGTGTAAAGAGCATTCCGTCAGGATTTAACTGGCCTTCTGAGTTGACATTGCCAACGATTACTTGTCAGGGCGGCAGGTACGATGTTGATATTAGGCCTCAAGACTTAATTGATTTCAGTCAGTTTACTAATATTGTATATGTTGATAGTACTCGGCCTAATGATCTAGGAAGCGGTGCATCATGGGGCGCGGCTAAACAAAGTATTAAAGCTGCACTAACAGTGGCTGCAGGCAATACTGGCGGGACACGTATATTTATTAGATCCGGCGTTTATGATAGCAGTCTATCCATTAGCGCCGGAGATCTTTCTTCAGTACTGTCAAATAAGTCAGTAACTCTAGAGGCTGTCTATGGTCGCGTTGTTACAGGCGCGTTTGATTCACTAACGTGGTCACTATCTGCTAGTAAGGCGTACACATATGAAGCTACTGTATCTGATGCTATAACAGCGTATAACCCTCTAATAAAAGATAGCTATGGTGATTATCGTAGATATGAGCCTGTTGCATCTATTGCAGATGTAGAGAGTACTGAGGGCTCATTCTATGTAGACGGAACTACTGCATACATTCACCCGCACGGCGGAAATGTAGCTAGCAATGACAATGTGCGAATATACAGAAATA